TTTTATTTGTGTCGTCAATATCAATATTGTGAATTAAAATATTATTTGCTTTCATGTCATTGTGTCTAAATGTTGGATATTTTGCATGAATAATTGATAAGACTGATAAAATTTGGAAAAATATTGTTCTCCAATGTTTGGTTTTCATTGTTTTATAATTTTTACGTAAATAATCTAATAAATCACCGCCATTTGCCCACTCGCTTACTAGTATTGAAACATTTTGATAATATTCGCCTTTTTCATATTTTTCTACAAATTGTTCAAACTTTTTATTATTTACAATATTTGATTTTGTTAAATTTAAAAATGGTTTTATACTTGTATTGAATGTTGTAATTGGTAAAACAATATGTGGCGTATTTTTATTAATTACTAAATAAGATAATAATCGTATCATTAATAGTTCAGTATTTTCTGGTCTTTTAATATTATACATATCACCATAATTTTCTTTTTTTGGATAGGCAACAATTTTAACTGCATATGCTTTCTTGTTTTCATTATTTGGCGGTGGATGAACACCCTTAAATGTATGACCAGTCGACCCACTTTTAATATATAATAATTTTCCACCTAAATCAGTAATCGCTTTACTAAAATCTATATATTTTTTAGGTAATAATTCCCTAATATCTCGTGTATTAGTTGAATATTCAATTGATTCATTTGAATTAAAATCAATAATTGATTCAATATTATCTCCATTAATCATATTTTGTATAGTTTCAACTCTATCTGAAATAAAATTAAAATCTTTTTTATCTGATTTTTCTATTTTTTTATCCATCAATTAATCTATATTATATTTTTAATTCAATATGAATTTTTAAATCATTTTTAAAATTTATATATTATTATGATTATGATTACATTAATCATTTATAAAATTATAAAATTATAATGATTACATTAATCATTTATAAAATTATAATGATTACATTAATCCATTTATAAAATTATAATGATTACAATAATCCATTTATAACTAAAGGTTTTATAATTGTATTTCTTTCTTTTTCTTCTGGGTTTAATTCGTCTTGATATTTATTATATATATGTTTTACCAAGTCAATATCTAGTGGTGGTAACTTTGGTATTGCCATCCAATGTTTTGTTTTATTAATAAAATCCTGTTCAAAGTCTGATGGATACATATATGCAAGTGATGATTTACTATTTAACATTAATTTTCTTAAATTTTTAGGAATTAAATTATTTGATTGAGGAGGAAATACAGATAATAATTGCATGAATGGTTTTAATGGTTTCCCTTTAATAAAATTAATATTATTTAAATTTATTTTTGGTAAATATTTAGCTATATCTGATATAAATGGTGGATAATCAAAAGGATAATACCAATCCCATGACGGACATTCATCAAAATAATATATTGTTACCCATTTAAGTCCCATCAAGTAATTTTTTACTAATTTTTCACTAAATTCTTCTATTTCATCTTGTAATATATTCCAATAATGTTTATAATAACGAGAACGCCATTCTTCAGGTGTGTCAGATCCTAATTGTATTGGATCAATAATTTTAAATTGTAAATTTTCTATTTTAAATACTTCTTTTTCATAATAATCACCATCGCATTTCATCCATCGTTTACCTTTTGCAAAATGATTACGTAAAATATTTTCTTCTAAATTTGATAATTTATTAATAAATATTTCTAAAAAATCTGTATTTATTTTATTATTTAATAAATATTGAATTGAATTGTTTTTAATAATTAATTCATTTATAGTTTCAGTATATGTTATTATTAAACTTTCAATACCTGATTTATGTATATCTAATGATGGAATATGTGGTAAAAAATCATTTCCTAAAAAATAACACATGAAAATAAAATCATTTACTATTTTTGTTTCATTAATATTCATTGTCGGAATAATTGACTTTTCTAAATAATATTTAATAGTATTTACTATAGATTTTTTCATTATACGTATGCTTACATAATTTAAAACTTCTTTTGATTCATTTCTATTAATTTCATTTGCTTCTCTTAATAAATATATTTTATTTGATTCAGTTGCAAGTGATAAGAAAATTAAATCAGCATCGAGACCATATACAACATATGAATAATCTTTATTTTCACGTTGGTTTGATCTTATAAATTGTAATAATTTATGTTCACCTTCCGCAGGTGTAAAACATGAAGAATAAATTATATTTTTATTTAATTTATATGCCCAATCAATAATTTTATTATGTAATTTTACCATAAATTCTGTTCCAGGGGTAATCGCATTATTATTCCAATGATGAGATAATGGTCTATTATGTTTTCTTTTAATATTATCCCACATTATTTTATCAGCTACAGACTTAAATCGTCTACTTCGTTGTTGTTTAATTTTTGCTACAGGTGCAACGCCATCAATCGCCAAATAAATACCTTTTTTTGGTTCTACATAAGATATAATTTTATCTAAATATTCTATAACAGCAATAAACATTTTATTTTCTAATATATCATTGTTTGTAACATCTTGATTTTCTGCAATAACTTTAAAACATACAGGATGTATTAAACAGTTTGCATCAATTAAAAAGTAATCAATATTATTTATTTCATTTAATATATCTAAATCAGATAATTTTGCCTTGTTAAAAACAAAACCCTCATTTTTATAATTCTTCATTAACCATAAGAAAAACCCAGGTACCCCCATTTATTAGTAATATTATAATATCAATGTTTAAACCCTGTATTTTCACTTTTTATTATAAAATTGAAAAATAATAATTTTATTAATTATTATTTTTAGTTTAATGACAAATATAATAGAAAGTCTAAATAAAGGCCGTATATATATGAAATATAAATATAAATATTTAGAATTAAAACGAATTAATCAATCTTATGATTTACCAGAATTAGAAACACATCCATAATGTTCTTAATATGCTAATATTAAATATCGTTTATAAAAAATATATTTACTTATTTATTTATAATGAATATATCACAAATAGATGATGATATTAAAAATATTAAAAATCCAATTATATTTATATTTAATTTAATTTCATATAAAAGTGAATTAGGAGATAACAATTTAAGTATTATTTTAAGATTATTTATAAAATATCATAGTAATATTTTATTAGAATATAATATTATGACAATATTTATAGATGAATTAAATGATGTTTCTTTATCATTAAATGTATTAATTAACTTTTATAAATTAATTGCAGATAAATTTTCATTAATATTAGTACTTAAAAATTGGCATACAATATATAAAAAAAATGATTTTTGGGCATTGACAATAATTAAACAGATTGAATATTTATCAATTATTAAACATAAATTTAATAGTATTTATGATTGTTCATATGGCGGTACACCATTTCATTACAAATTAGCACATATATTCAAAGATAATAATTTTGATAAAAAAGAAATAATGAATGATATAGTTAATAGATTAAATTATATACTTGAAATTTTTGATACAAATATATTTGTATCATTAGATATACCATTAATAACACTATCAGATTTTTATAATTTATCAAATGAAAATATATTAAAATATATTGTTGATATATATGATAAGTTTTCAGAATTATTAAATCAAACAATCAAAGTATTAAATTCATATAATTTAATTTGTATACAAATTAATAATTTAATTAATCCATGTTTAATTAAAATTAATTCTGTAAATATAGATTCAGACACAGAATATGAAGATATTAAATTATTAAGTAAAACTTGATATTTTTAATTAAATAATAAATTAGCTTTACCATTAGAAACAACAAACATATCGTATACTTTTCCTATTATTTTTAAGGTTAATGCATTTTTATTATCAATTATTGATTGTACTTTAAATAATGTTTGTAGTTGTTTATAATATTGTAATAACCATTCATCATTTAATGATACACTATATTGTTTTCCTTTAATACTTCTTAAATTTGCTGTACCTGAAGGTTGTGTTTCTTCTGGATATAAACAAAATGAATGATAATAAATTCCTTCTGGTAGTATATTATTTAAAAATTTATAAGATAATAAATAAGTATAATAATTATTATCAACTATTGATAATAATAAATCTAATTGATTTAATTGAAATTTTTGTTTTGAAATAATACTTATATTATTATTAATTGAATTAAAATTTAAACTTGTATTTTGACTAAATTCTGATAATCCATCTATAAATAAATTTGGTTGAATATACCATAATAATTCTTTACATGGATTATTAAATGATATTTCACAATCAAAGAAATTTTTATTTTTAATTGTAAAAATATCAGTATCAAATCGTTCTATAACATATTCCAGTTTTGAACTTGCAAATTTTGATCTTTCAATATCATCCATAAAAACAGTTTCACAAATTAATTTTACTTCTGGTGTTTCAATACTACTAGAATATAAATTGTAATTAATATATGGATAATATGATGCAATTTTATCCATAAATAAACTATATATTGGATTGTTAAGATTCATTAAAAAATGTATCCACTCGTCTTTAGTAATAACTTTATCAATATCATCAGTACCTAATGTAATTTCTTCATTTAATGAACCATTTGTTTTTAAAATTAATATAATATCTTCATCTTTTAATTCTTTAAATTTTAATTTTAATAATTCATAATTAATAACTGAACATTTATAACTAATAGAATTACTACTTTCATTAATAGTATATGAATCATATATCAAATTTGTATTTAATATAAATTTGCCACTATTTGGTATAGTAATATTTATAATATCATTATAATTACTATTATAATTTTCAAAACATATTATTTTTGTAACATCGCTAATTTTTGCATTAATTACAACTGATGAATATTGCATTGCTACTAAAGGTAAACTAGCACCAGCATTTTTATTAAACCAAAATATTAATGGGACTAATATTTTTCTATTTCCTTTTACATTATTATTATATTCTATTAGTTCGGGTGTATGTCCAATCATATCTAAATAATTATTCATATGATCAGGAAATACATTATGCATTTGTTGAATATGTAATATATCTTTTGTATATCTATCAAATTCTTGACCACCTATATCTAATTTTACATATTCAAAAAAATTATGTCCTAAATATTCAGCAAAATTAAAATTAATTTGATTTAATTTTGTTATTGAATTAATTTCGGATTGTATATTATTCATACTACTATTATAATAATTTAAATAATATAACATTTTATTATAATATTCATTAATATCAGATAATATTTGTGATTTGGATATGAAACCATTTGTTAAATTAATATCATTTGTAATTATTTTATCTAAATTTGAAATATATCCTGAAATATTTATTTGATAAAAAACAGTTTCGTCAATTTTATTTTTGTACATATCTTTTGTTATTTTATTTTTATAATTAAATACATTAACCTGATCTTTTAAAATAGATAAAGTAATATTTTCTGTTTGTAATAAATTATATAATAATCTATATAAACCAAGTTCAACATCAACAAATCCTTTTAATAAATTATATTGACTTTCTAATATGAAATAACTATTATTTAAATTTGATATATCTAACATTTTATTATTTAAATATTTGGGATTAGTTATATATTGGTCTGAAAAACTATATAATGGTAATGTTATTTCAAAGTAACATCTGTGTATTGCATCACCTTGATTTAAAATAAAAGTAAGTTCATTATTAAAACTTGGTGTTTGTTCTGGCATAATCTCAATTAATTCTGTAGAAAAATTGGTATGTCTTCTATATACTTTTTTAAAGAATGTTATTTGGGGATCAATTGTTAAATAAATATCTTGTTTGCCAGATATTGCCATTTGAAGAATTCCACCGGTCATTTATATTAATGTATAATACTTTTGTTTTAAATTAATATAATAAATTAAATATTTATTATATTTATTAAATGATTTAGAGATTTTATCAATAATTAATGTTTGTATGATTTGTTTTTTTCTGCTTCTTCATGTGTACATGGTTTACATGAGTCATGTGGTTCAGCAATTTTTTTAGTGAATAAATGGAAAATTATTAAACCTAATAATATACCTGAAAATTGTAATATTTTATCATTAGTAATATCAGCACTTATAGCAAATTTACCAGCTAGTGCACCCATAGATAATTTAATACTATCATTAAATAAAGGTTGTATTACTTTATTTGTTGGTGGCATTATTGGTCCAATAGCTATACTATATAGACCATAACCAGCAATAACACCACCTGTTTCTAACATCCAATTTTTATCAAATTCTATTTTTCTTTCTTCTAGTAGACTTGTAATTACACGAATAGATACAAATATAGTTCCAAATTTGACTAAATCATATATTACTAAAGCAAGACTTGATTTATGTAAATTCAATTGATTATTAACAACAGAACTTATTTGATTAGTTATTAATCCATGAAGAGCAACACCCAGTAATGTTGCAACAGCTATATTTTTCCACTGTTCATCAAATAAATTTGCTTTAAATAATTGATTGTTAACAATATTTGTTACAACTAATAAAGTAGTAAAAAGTGTTAAATCATATTTAGTAACTTTTATATCATTGGGAGATATCATTAAATATATATAGAAAAAAACTAAATTATTATATTATTTAAATTTTTTTAGATTATATTTTTAATATATGATATAACTTAAAAAAGAACGGTGTAATAAATTAAAATTTGATGAAAAAATCAAAAATAAAAATATTTTAAATTAATAATAATATAATGTGAGTTTATACAAATATTAGAATCTTTATAATATTAATAATATGAAAATTTTTAATTATAAATTTATAATTTTTTTGGGATTAACTTTAGTTGTATATTTTATATACAAAGAAGTTGAACATTTACATAAAAGCGTTAATAAATTAGAAAAAGATATAAACTTACTATCATTACAACAATTACGACAGCAACCATCACCATCACCATCACCATCACCGCAACAAAAACCATTATCACCATCACCGCAACAAAAACCATTATCACCATCACCGCAACAAAAACCATT